TGCTGAGCGCCGAGCTTAGCCGCTGCGAGGTCTTTACGCATCGCGATGTTTTCTAGGATGCGCTTTTCTTCGGCCTGCTGAGCGGGAGCGACCTGCGCGGCTACGTTTCCGAGCGCCTCGCCGAATTTGCCCGTCTTGGTTGGGGCGAGAAACCCCTGCGCCATCGCGAGCAGCACCGGGTCGAACATCTGCTGCCGGTTGGTTAGCGCTGTTTCGAGTTCTTCCTGAATACGTAAAAAGTCTTCTAAACTTTTCTTTTCAGTCGGTGTTTCAGCGTAGAGCGAGGGGGCTTGCAAAGCACCTTTGGAAGTAGTCATGATTAACCGCCGAAATCTGCAAGGTCGCTCAGCATGTTGTCACCTTCCGAAGGGGTGTAAGTCCCGCTACTGTTAACTCCGCCAAAGATCTTTTCCAAAGCACCGATAATTTTGTTACCCACGCCTTGACCACCTGCCGGGAACGCTGCCCCGACCAATGTGCCAAGTCCGGCGATCTGTTGAAGCACCGAAGGACTAAAATTGGTGGGTAAGGTCTCTGCGGTCTCGGTCGAACTGGTTGGGTAGGTATAACCGCGCATGATCTCAGCTACATTTAAGGCTCGTTTGAGCGGTGCTTCAAGTTGAGATTGATCATAAGCCAGCTTGGATGCGCCTACGTCAGCGAGTGTTTTTATTCCGGAAGTGGCGGCGGTTTGCTCCTGCGCACCTAGGCCGGACAACGCGCTCGCGGCGGAGGCCTGCTGGCCTTGTTCTTTGAGCGCAGCGTCCAGTGCGGTTTGAAATCCTTTCGAACGGGCAGCGGTCTGCTGAGCCTGCAAATTAGATGCAATATCAGCCAGTGCTTGGCCGCCTATCGCGCCAGTGCGGCTGCTTCCAAAGCCTCCCGCACCACCCATCACACCCAACGCTTTGAGCGCAGGTAGCACGTTACGCTGCACGTTGATGTCAGACTGCTTCTGCATTTCATCTATGACTTGCTTTTGATAAGGGTCATAGAACTTTGAAATATCTGTACCCCCGACCTCCATTGCAGATTTTCCGGCCGTTAAGGCTTGCGTCATGGGGTCTTGATAACGGGTCAGATTAGCCAGCCCTGGCAGATTTGCGCCTGCGGCGGGGGTCATTAGGGTCTTGTAAAAATCAGGCAGCTCGGATACCAACTGCTGACCAGTAAACGGAGTGACCGTGGGTGCGGTGCCCGGAGTCGTGTCAGTGGCCGGTGTTCCGGGAGTTACTGTGCCCAACGCACCCATACCAGCCTGTGACAGCGAAGTAAGGTAATTGGTGAGATACTCCGGCGCTTTCGCGGCCGAGGTCTTAGTTAGAGCTACGGGATCCGGGGCGGAGCCTTCAAACAATCCGGCCATGATTATTTACCTTTCTTAGTTTTAAGGTAATCGAGCGGCGACTTATGTGCCGGAGGGGGTAGGTCTTTTTCCTTCGAGGACCGTGCCCGTGCTCGAATTTCGTGCATCATATCGTAGAGCTTTTCGGTTCCGGCCTTGGTTGACCCATTACCCAACGCGCTGACCACGTCGGCTGGGAACACAAACTCTCCGTCCGCCAACCACGCCGGAATATCATCCGACTGCCCGTCACCGGGTCCAGCCACATGCTTACCGTCGCGGAAATCTTCACGAGCGTGCCCACCTTTGGCATACATCATTTGAATGTTCAGAGGGGATACTTTTCCGCCAGCTTTGAACATCGGAACGTAATCCGACTCATTATAGCTTGAAGATTCCCCGCCGGGCAAGCCCAACACGTCTTCAATAGGCGGCTCCTGGCCGTAGGAGTAATAAGGCATGGCGTTACGCTCCGCAAGTACATTAGCCAACTCGGGCTGTAATTGTTTCAGTAAAGATTCTTTTTCGATATCTTGCTGCAGGGCTCGAAACTCCGCCAAGGGGTCTTGATAGCCGCCTCGGGTTTTGGATTCCAACATGCGCTGCCCGAGCCAGTCAATAGCAGCTGGAGCGGCAGCGATTGAGCTAACCACTGCTGCGGGCGCATAAACCGCTTTACCATCTCGGCCGGCAGCCCCGGAGAACCCTGAAAATCCAGAAACTCCGCTGACCCCAGACACTCCGGAAAATCCGCTAAAGCCTGACTTACCTGACACCCCTGACGTTCCGGAGAAACCCGAAACTCCAGATACTCCGGAAAACCCTGAAAACCCTGATTCGCCCGAAATGCCGGAGGTTCCGCTAAAACCCGACACACCAGAAGCGCCGCTGTAGCCGGAAGATCCCGACTCGCCTGACACCCCAGAGAACCCGCTAAACCCTGATATGCCAGAAACCCCTGAGGCTCCCGAGTAGCCCGAAATGCCCGACTCACCAGAAAAGCCGCTAAAGCCAGACGTACCAGAAACCCCTGACGCGCCACTGAAACCAGAGTCGCCTGACAATCCGCTAAAACCAGAAAACCCAGATACCCCAGATTCACCAGAAAAGCCGCTAAAGCCTGAGGTGCCCGATTCGCCAGACATACCTGAGAATCCAGATACTCCCGATTCGCCAGAGACACCCGACCACCCCGAAGCACCAGATTCGCCAGAGAATCCTGAAAATCCAGAAGTTCCAGACTCGCCTGAAAAACCGCTAAAGCCCGAGACTCCCGATTGACCTGAAACCCCAGAAAACCCAGAAGCCCCTGAAAGCCCAGATACCCCAGAAAACCCAGAAGCTCCCGAACTACCTGAGAACCCTGAAATTCCTGAGGTTCCCGATTGGCCAGAAACTCCGCTAAAACCCGAAACCCCTGAGGTTCCGGATACACCTGATTCGCCTGAAACCCCTGACGTCCCTGTTTCTACATTAACCGGTGTTCCCGTGTCTGCGGTGTTCTCACCCGTGGTGCCTCCCCCAGCAGGTTGAGAGCTTTTCCAATCGCTCAAAAAACCACTAAGGTCGCTTTCAAGCTCTGATATGGATCGGGTTCTTGCATACTTAAGCTCGTCTTCGGTACCAGGACGACCGTAGACCTTGTTGAAAACGTATTGATATGCGTAGTCAGAAGCCTTGGGCCGATCTCCGGAGGGTCCTGTAGCTTCGCCGGGATTACGCGCCCTGATTGCCTCTTCCATCGTGTCGTAAACGATGCCGTTAGCCGTGCGCATTCTTGTGTTGATGTCAGCGGCAAGGTCTTGAGCCGCCGTTTTGCCATCACTGAACTTCTGAGATAGACCGCTTCTGATCGCCGCGTAGTCTTCGCCACTTCTTGTGCGGTCTACAACTTTGCTCTCGTAGATATTCGTGCTTGGCTGACCGTTAACCACCTTAAAACCAGCCCGAAGATTGGTGCCTTCAAGCTGACGATTTAACTCATTGGCGACCTCTTCCTGTGATTTTCCTTGGGCGAGCAATTCGTCGCCAAGTTTCTTCATGACTTCGGCTTGGGTTGGCTGCAGGTCACCTCCGGCGGTTTCTCCGCCAGTTGTTCCTCCGCCAGGAGTCTCGCCACCAGGAGTACCGCCTGAAGGAGTGCCGCCGCTATCAGCAGTCAGACCGCTCAGACCACTGCTGGTTGAGCTAGACTTGAGTTGAGAAGCGTCTAAACCGCTCGTAAGGTTCGTAAGTTGAGAGTCAGTCAGCTGAGAACTATCTGATTGAGAGCTATCCGACTGAGAACTGCTTGAAGTGCTAAGTTTTGTTTTAACTTTTATAGGGTCGGCGATATCAAACTCAGTATCAATCGTAATGGGCTCGGGGAAATAAATCTCTTTAAGCCACTTGAGTTCTGGATCGATGTTGAGGTCTTTTTTGTCAACATAATGTACGTCGCCAAACTCATCGACGTAAGGAAAACTTTGCGTAAAGTCGTTGTATGTAAAACCAGAAGGAACACGACTGGACTGAACCGTCAAAGACTGATCGGCTGGCTTGTTAAGCGTGATCTGCGTCGAACCGGTTGCGGGGTCCCATTTTCCGATCGTCGATTTATACCATTCGTTATAAAGCGCCTTTTCCTCGGGCGTTTTTAATTCGGAAGTTAGTGTTGGGTCGTTAAGTTCTTTGGTTACACCGCGAGCCTTGAGTAATTCGTTAAGCTTGAGCCCGGCGCCCAAATGACCGGCAATTACGCCGCCAAGCAACGGAAGACCGGCGACTTGTTCTTTGTCGGCCAACGATTGCTCTCCCTGAGCGCCTGATAAAGCGCCAAGCAGCGCGTCGTATACGCCCTCGCTATATGTGCGCTCATTAACACCGCGTTCTTGACCCTGCGTATTGATGTCGCCGTAGTCTGCTAGGCCGCCGGTTGGTTTGGTTCCTGTGCCAGACAATGCACCCGAAGATATTAATGAAGACAATGCGCCGGTTTGGTTACCCTGCGCAAGTTGCAAACCGCTGCGGATCAGCTGCCCTGCGCTTGCTTTGCTGATGCCTGTTTCTTGGGCTAGCGTATCAGCAGCAAAATCAACACCCGCGGTCGTTGCAAGTGATAAAGGGTTTATCTTTCCTGTTGTAATAAGCTGAGAGACTGCCTGCCTGCCGACAGAGCCAAGCTCTTGAGGAAGCATTGAGTTAAGTTGGTTGGCAATCTGCCCAGCGCCATAACTTAAAGCCGTGCTCTTTAATGCATCAATTGGATCTTTTCCGGCCAGTATTTGAGAGCCAAGGTTGAATGCGCCACTGCCAAGGGATGAGGCAGCAGACCCGGTTAAAGCACCGCCAGATAATGCCCCGCCAAGACCCTCAAAAAGGCCTGCGGGACCCGCAGCGGCAAGCACCATGGGTAATACGCCTTCAAGCAGGAATTCCTTAAAGAAGGGCGTTTTCTCGGGAGCTTTATATGACGATGCTCCGCCTACTGGCGTGAGCGCTCCATCCTTGATCGTATAAGCCTGGCCAACACGACTTTCGCCTGCATATTCAGAACCTGGTGCGCCGCCCACATAAAAGATAACGTCACCCTTGGCAATGTCAGCCGGGGTCGCCTCAATGGGCACCATCTTGCCGTCAGCGACACGATAAGTATTGACGAAGGTTCCTGTGTAACGATCTGATGAACCTGGCTTGAAAAACTTTTGCTGGAACGTCGGATCAACGCCCATCAGATAGTTCTCTGCAAATGTCGTTGGCGCCCTAAAGTCAACGCCAGGCTTGACTCCGGTCACTGCTTCAGTTTCATTAGACAAGTCTGTTAAATCAGAACCTAGTCTTGGCCCAGCCGCCGCTTGAGATGAGGCTGCGGAACTTGCAGGAGCAGCAGATTGCAAAGCACCCGGCGCTGCTAAAACCCGCAGGTCATCAGTTTCTTCTGGCTCCATAAACATACGTGCTTGTTCGAGCGCCATTTCAGTTCGTCCTCGGATTAACGGCGCCGACCACGGCCGATGCCCAATCCTGCCAGTCCTCAAAGCCGTAAGGCTCAGGAATGGCTTCGTTGGCAAAAACATCAATAGCCTTTAAGCCTGCAGCCCATGACTTCCAGTCAGTGCTGAGTATGGGTACTTGCAGCTGGTTGGAGGCGTATAACTCGCACATGAGGCAAGCCCAAGACTCAAAGGTATGAAACCTCGGATCATAGATAAGCGCTACGCTCATACCGTATAACCCCTCACGTCGCCCGTGTCCGCATCGACAATAATCTTGCCGGTCTGGTAGTCGCCACCAGCCACATTACTGACAAATTTTAAGCGCAGCAATCGACGCTGTTCTTTCATGTCAATTTTGCTTGTTCCTGGCGCAAACGTATACGGTCCCGTGATTTTATCGGGCTGGTCAGGATAGGGTCTGCCGATGATATACAGGTCTAAATCACCGGTTTGAATGAAGTTAGGCTCAACACGCTCAATGCGTGTCCAACTGTTCACACCAACCGGTGAGAAGGTTGCCGGACCGCCGGCAATCACACCTAAATCAGATGTCGTGAAGTAGCTCTCAATGGCCAATACTGAAGTGCCTTGAATGACATCTTTACCGTACTCATGCTGCCAGAGTGACACTTGCTGCATCAGGGTTTGAACGGTGATTTGAAAGCCTGAGCCGCCAGCGAGTGTGGCTGTCAATACATCGCCTACGGTATAGCCTGAGCCACGATTATTGATCGTTACTGAGACGACCTTACCTCCAATGACGACCATGGTGGCCGTAGCACCGGTTCCTGTGCCTCCTGAGAGCGTTTTGTAGCTGTAAGTGGCATCCGTATAAGCCGAGCCAGCATTGGTAACGGTTACTGCGTTGATGCTGTCAGCGGTATTAATGTCATAGCCTGCTTGCACGGGAAAGCGAAAGACCTGCGAGAAGTAACCTGCAGAGCGTTGTGCTCCTAAAGCCTCTCCAGTGTCATACCAGGTGTTATCCCTGACGTTGTAGATCACAGCGTCTGTGCATTCAGAGGCGTCACCCTTGGGATAAAACCACCAGATCTCGCCAAACCTTGGAACCTTCGTGGCCCAGACCTTCTGACGCTGCGCGTAGTTCAGGTTGTCAAAGAAGTAGTTCTGGTTAAACGAGTTGGGAATCTCTTTGGTTACGCCGTTGTAAAGCAAGAAGCGATCAACGCCCGTCCAAAAGTAAATACCGTCATATTCAATAACGGCTGAGGACGATAAGAAGGATGATTGCGATGTGATGATGTCATACCGCCAGAAGGTTGGCGCGGCAAAGTTTGCCGTTCCTGCCACACCTAATGACTGAGGCGCGTAAGACACCCTAATAAGGCTATCAAGCGACCAAAACAGACCTGATGGTGAGTTGGAACCACCTCGAACGGGAAGCCCTTGTAAGATCTTTCCGGTGGCAGCATTGACGCGATTAGCATCAGCCGAGACCCAATCATCTATGTCACCGGCTGAGCAGTTCCAAATCAGACCGTCATTGCCATAAACAAAGACGTAAGGATGCAGGGCAACTACACCACCTGAAATGGATACCTGATTGTCAAAGGTAAGTGTTGTGGTGGCTGAGATCGTTGCTGCTTGGCTCAGAATGACTGTCGTTGAGACGACAGAGACAACTGTTGTGCCTGAAGGGATGCCAGGACCTTTAACAACCTGGCCAGCAGCAATCTTTGTGCTGATGGCTGCTAGCGTTACTGTGGTTGTGCTGTTGAGCACGCAACTGTCAACAGCAAATAAACCCGCCGCCCACAAGACACTACCTGATAAGGGTCCGCACAATAAACGGGTATTAGTCTCATCATCTATGTCTTGCAAGTCTTGTGATGGGTGTGCAAGCAAGAGATTTGTGTTTTGATCGACTGAGTCTGTGAACGTATCAAACTGCCATGAGTTGTTATCAGACGCAGTAAAAGGCGAATCAATGGCTGAGATTTGCAGCACAACACCAGAGCCTGTTCCGCCAATGTCTGTGTTGGCAATCGTGAGGAATTCACCAGGCACATAACGCACACCACCGCCCGTAAGCGCAACGGCTGTGACTACACCGCCAGAGACTGTTACAGAGGCTCTCGCACCAGAACCTGTTCCTGAAGTGCTGTAAGCCAAAGGCACGTTCGTATAAGAACCATTGGTATAGCCACTGCCTGCGGTCGTAATACTGACCGTAGTTATGGGACCTGCAAAGCTGTAATCTGTGACGCCTGACCCCACCCCATTATTGTTGATGGGGACGACCTGCAAACCATCAGCATAGCCGCTGTAGACGTTGTTATAAAGGCTGCGGACAACAACAAAAACCCCTCGTGAGGGGCCGGCAAGGTTGTTGACGATTTCTCGGTATCCGCCCATCTTGCGAGGCCGTGCCAGTTCGCCACCGAACTTCTGGAAGCGCACCCAGCGGCCATCGGTGTAATACTCTTTATCAAAGAGTGTGCCATCCCGCTGAATGCCAGGACGGGTATCGAGCGCGAAGACCTTCTTTGTCAAAACGTGCCCCCAGAAATTCCGCCTGTGAAGTTGCCTGTGCCAGTTACTTCAACACCTGAGGTATTGACCTCTGCAATCAGACTTCCACCCACTGCAATGCCAAACCGGCTTGAGCCAGGACGGTAGATACCCGTGTTGGTTTCGCTTGCAAAGTTAAGCGAAGGACTTGCTGCCGTACCATTCACAAGGCTAATAGCCGTACCGCCAGCAATCGCTGTGTTGGCATTTAAGAGGTTCGTGCCATCACAAATCAGTGTGGCCTGGCCTGATGCGGGGACGGTTGCCGTGGCACCACCGCCGATGCCTGTAGACACCGTAAGTGTGAAAGCGCCTGCCGAGCACTGATTGCTAATCACATAAAGATTAACGATGGGCGGTACGATGATCGTTACGTTACCCGTCAGGGTGCCGTTATAGATCTGAATCGTATTAGAAGCCTCATTAGCCGTTAGCGTGTAAGTGCCTGTGGTGACTGTCTTGGTTAGTGCTGAGAACTCAAATTGCGTACTGACACCAAACCCAACCGTGACAAAGGTTGTGCCTGTAGAGACAATAAACGCTGACTCGTTTGGATTGAAGTCTTTGGTGGATGCACCATCAATCAATTCACCTGAGTTACCGCTAATCGTTAAGGTTCCTGAGCCGCTGTTCTTCACAAGAAAGAACCAGTTACTGCCCACTGTGGTTGCAAGCGGCAGCGTCGTCGTTGTAGTGCCACCCGTCCAGATGTAAGCCTTTGCGCGATCGCCATCAACAAACACCTGGTTGGCAACCACTGAGGCTGTTGGATGACTTTGATTGAGCGTGGCTCCAACCGCTAATAAACCAGCACCGGCAAGCGTTGCAGCATCGGCTGATGAGGTGCCTGCGCCAAATTGCACATTGGCCCAAGTACCATAAACGTCACTGTTATCAGTCAGGTAAATGTACTTAGCAACACCCGAGGCAACTGTAATGATGGTTGAGTTGCCGTCATAGGTCTTAACCGTGATGGTATTAGCACCCGTATTGCGAATAAGCGCATCCTGGCCTACTGAGACCTGATTTGCAGGTGGCATACGCAACTCATAAGCACCTGAGGACGTTACGTCCATGATGCGTGCTGCCGGCGTTTCAGTGCTTAAGTTGCCATTGATAGGCCAGACAAGTTGTAAGTTACCTGTCAGGCTTATAAATTCATAAGAAACGTCGGTCGGCTGTACAACGTCGCCTGTGAAGGGGCTTGTGTAGCTCATGATTAACTGTCCGCAGCAACGGCCTGACGATCAGCGATACGCAGCTTATCCTCGGCCATGAGGGTTTGAATAATGGCATCGTATTGGGCCTGCCACAGCGGGGTGCGCTCGTCGTTCTTCAGAAATGGCATGGCTTGCAACAGCGAGCCGTACAAGAGCGCTTGCGGGGCGTACACCGTGAACCAATTGGTCTGATTAGCTGAACTCAGCGGTTGCACCCGTTCGTAGTAAAGCACTTCAAAGTTATACGCAAGAGCCGGTGTTGGAGCCACAAACCAGTGCGTGTAATCGTAATCACAATAGAACTTGGGAACGCCGGTTTGAGTGGGGTCAGGCCAGTATTCACGCAGGTACTCGTACTTTCTCAACAGAACCGGATAACGTTTGCCCGCTACGGTAATGTTCATAGAAACGGTCTTGTGCCAGCGAGCCGGTTTGTCAATAATGGGGTTGGCGGCCGTCAGCGTGTTAGACTG